GAAAGAGGCGACGACCAAGGACGTTTTGAAATGGGCAGAGCTATTGGCCAAGAAGTCAATATGCTTAGAGAAAACATCCAAACGCTTGAGGCAGCAAAAGGCGAGTTAGTATCCGAGAGAGATGCTGCTATTCAAATGCAAGACCAAATTCGTCAGCAAATGTCCGAGCAAAGAATCCAAGAGCTAGACCAACAACAAGCTCAACTCCAAGCAGAATTACAAGAAGCCGTTGCCGCAGCAGAAGCCAGAGGTATAGATGCCCTAGCCGAAGCAGAAGCGCAAGCAGCCGAAGAACTTGCCAGCGTAAGTGCCGACTTTCAATCGCAGATAGATGCACTTACCGGAGAAAGAGACCAAGCTATTGCCGAGCAAGATATGATTAGAGCCGAAGCTGCTGAGCAACAGGTTCAAGCCTTAGAGGCGCAAAAACAAAACTACGAATCTCAGTTAGCAGAAATGACCGGTCAAACAACGCAAAGAGACCAAACAATTGCAGAATTACAAGCCCAGTTAGAAGGATTGCAGCAGGCACCTGCAGTTTCCGACACTTCGTTACTAGATGCTAGAAGACAAGAATTGCAAGATATTGGTTACGACCCAGCAGACGTTCAAGAAATTTTAGAAAGAGACCAACAAAGAGGATTAGAAAACGTAACCTCTAACGTATTGCCTGATTTAATTGGTAAAACTCCTCCGGTTATACCCTCAAGACCACCTCAGTTACCGCCGAAAAAAGGCGACCAATTATTTATAGATGATAGACCTAGGTTTATTAGCGAAGAAAGACCACTTTTAGAGCTAATAGGTAAACCTGTAGATCCAGGCAGAAGATTTAACAGACCTGAGGATATAATAGAGCCAAGGGATACAAATACAATTTCTAAAAATCCAGCAGATTTAATACCAGCAATTCGTCCAGGAACAGGATTTATTGGCGGACCCGTAACAGCAGCATATACTCCTTTTACAGGAGGAAAACCTGGTATATCAAAAGCTGAAAGACCTCCCCCAAATGAAAGCGCTTTGTTTGGGAGAAGACCAATTATAAGAAGACCAGCTACTCCAATACCTCCAGCGCCAGCAATAACTCCGCCAAGAAGGCCGATGAGTGTTGGCGGTATAGGCGGTATGGGTGGTAGAATAAACAGAATGATGATGAGATAAAGGAATTAGATATGATGATGGACAACGAACCAAGAATGCAGGACAGAAGCCCAGAAGGCCAAATGTTTTCTATTGAATCAGAAATTAAAAATATGATGAAAGAATACGAAATGGCTGTAAGAGATGGCGACAATCAAAGAGCGCAAATGATTGCAGATCAGATTGATAGAATGCAACAAAAGATAATTGATCTTCAAGGTGGTATTGCTAATAAAATGCTTTCTAATCAATTAAATAGCAGAGGGTCTTCTAATTTAGATAGACAAATTCTTTCTCAGCAAATGACAGGAAAGGATTTTTTTGCCGAAGGCGGCGAAGCTGAGATGCCAAAAATGGAAATGTCTGAGCAAGAAGCGATGGCTGAGCTAGAAGGTATTGCACCTCAAGCGCAAATGATAGAGCAGTTAATTATGGCTGTTATTCAAATGATTCAGCAAGGCGTAAGCGAAGCAGAAGTTAAAGAGTTTTTAAAAGAGCAAGGCCTTGACGATGAAGATATCGAAGACTTGTTTATGATGGTAATGCAACAAATCGAACAAGCCCCAGCAGAAGAGCCAATCGGTCAAGAGCTACAAGGTATGATGTAAGTTGCAAAATGGACTTACCAGAAATACAAAAAATACTTCTTAGCACTCCTCAACCAACTCAAGCACCTCCAGAATATTTGATGGAAATTGGCGAGTATAGCCAGGTTTTGCCGAGAGACTATTTAGGCGAAGCAAGACAGATGGCAGATTCAACTGCTGGTATTATGAGTATGGCATTTCCTTACGGTAAGTTGCCGCTTAAAAAACTAAAAGAAATGTACGAAAAGCTTAGAGTAGATTTTGAAAGACAATTAAAATTAACAAAAAACGCAGATCCGGTTGAAAGAGAAGCTGCGCAAAAAGCTGTTGTTAGAATAAAAGACGAAGCAGTTGAAATAAAAAAAGAAATAGATAAAAGACAATAATTAATGGATTTATCCAAACTTACAGAAACAGAGCTGAAAGAGGCTCTGCTTCTAAAAGAGAAGCTTGACAACTTTTCGCAACAAGAAAAATGTCGAGAGTCTTTTTTAGAATACATCAATCATATGTGGCCGGAATTTATCTGCGGCAAGCATCATAAAATCTTTGCAGAAAAATTAGAAAAGGTAGCCAAAGGCGAAATCAATCGTTTGATCGTCAACATGCCTCCGCGTCATACCAAATCAGAATTTGCATCTACGTACTTTCCGTCGTTTATTATGGGTTTAAAACCTAATATGAAAATAATGCAGACGACTCATACCGGAGAACTAGCCGTAAGATTTGGTCGTAAGGTCAGAAACTTGATGGATCAAAAAGAATATAAACAAATATTTCCAGAAGTAAAATTGCAAGCCGATAACAAATCTGCTGGTCGTTGGGAAACTAATAAAGGCGGCGAATATTTTGCAGCAGGTGTGGGCGGAGCTGTTACTGGTAGGGGTGCGGATCTTTTAATTATTGACGACCCTCACTCAGAGCAAGATGCCCTATCTCCTACTGCGCTTGAATCAGCTTGGGAATGGTACACTTCTGGTCCTCGTCAGCGTTTGCAGCCAAAAGGAGCTATCGTTATTGTTATGACTCGTTGGTCTTCTATTGACTTAACGGCAAAACTAATGGATGCGCAAAAAGAACCTCTAGCTGATCAATGGGAAGTAATAGAGTTTCCAGCAATATTTCCAGAAACTGAAAATCCGCTTTGGCCAGAGTATTGGTCGGTTGATGAATTATTAAAAGTAAAAGCATCTTTGCCTGGACCTAAATGGAATGCGCAATGGATGCAAAATCCAACCGCTGAAGCCGGTGCTATTATCAAACGTGAATGGTGGCAAAGATGGAAACATGATTCTTTACCAAGCGTTCAATATATTATGCAGTCATACGATACGGCGTTTTCTAAAAAAGAAACTGCCGACTATTCTGCTATCTCAACTTGGGGTGTTTTTAGGCCAACAGAAGATTCACCCGATTGTATTATCTTGCTTGATTGCCAAAAAGGTAGGTGGGACTTTCCAGAGTTAAAAGAAATAGCGATGAGGGAGTATCGTTATTGGGAAACAGATATGGTATTGGTTGAAGCAAAAGCTTCTGGTACTCCGCTTACGCATGAGCTACGGCGAATGGGAATACCGGTTGTTAATTACTCGCCCACACGTGGTCATGATAAAACAACACGTATGCACTCAGTTGCGCCAATATTTGAAGCTGGTATGGTGTATGCTCCGGATAGATTATTCTCAGAAGAGATGATTGAAGAATGTGCTGCATTTCCTTTTGGCAAAAACGATGACTTATGCGATACTATGACTCAAGCTCTAATGAGATTCCGCGAAGGCGGATTTGTTTCTTTAGATAATGATTATGAAGATGATGAAAGAGAACCAAGACAGAGGGTTTATTACTAATGGCAATTGAAAGACAAGTACCAGATCCAGCTCAAACTGTAGAACCAGTACAAGATTTAACAACTGAAAGACCAACCGATGATATTGATGAGGAAATTATCGATATCTTAGAAGGTATGGGAGAAGAAGGCGTTCAATATCAAGAAGATGGTTCTGTTGTTTTAGGTGAGCCAGAAATGGAAATGCCATCTTTAGGGTTTGGCGAAAATTTAGCAGAAGTAGTTTCTGAAAACGAACTAGATAAAATTTATATTGAGCTTACAGCAGCAATTGAAAACGATAAGTCTGCAAGAGAAGACTGGGAAAAAACTTATACCGACGGACTTAAGTATCTTGGTATGAAGTTTGAAGAGGGTAGATCAGAACCTTTTGAAGGTGCTTCAAGTGTTATTCATCCGTTATTGGGAGAATCTGTTACTCAGTTCCAAGCTCAAGCTTATAAAGAACTATTGCCGGCTCAAGGTCCAGTTAAAACTCAAGTTGTTGGCGAATATAACGCAGCCGTAGAAGAACAGGCTCAAAGAGTCAAAGAGTTTATGAACTATCAGATTACTCACGTTATGGAAGAGTATGACGAAGAGCTTGACCAAATGTTATTTTATTTGCCGTTAGCAGGTAGCGCATTTAAAAAAGTTTATTACGACGAAACGATGCAAAGAGCTGTATCTAAATTTGTAGCTCCAGAAGATTTAATCGTTCCTTACTATACGACTGATTTAGAATCTTGTCCTCGTATTACGCATTTAATTAAAATGCCAGAAAACGATGTTAAAAAATTACAAGCTATTGGTTTTTATAAAAACGTAAACGTAAGAGCTGGAGATGATCCTCAAAATTATTCAAGCGTTGATACCGAATTAGAAAAGCTAGAAGGTATTTCTCCTTCTTACGATACAGGTGAGGTTTGTAATTTATACGAAGTTCATTGTAATTTAGACTTAGAGGGCTTTGAAGATGTAGATGAGAACGGCGAACCTACAGAAGTTAAGCTGCCTTATATCGTAACAATAGATTCAAACAGCGAAAATATTTTATCTATCAGAAGAAACTTTAACGAAGACGATCCGATGAAAGAGAAGATTGAATACTTCGTACATTTTAAATTTTTACCAGGTCTAGGATTTTACGGTTTTGGTTTAACTCATATGATTGGTGGTTTATCAAAAGCTTCTACATCTATTGTTAGACAATTAATTGACGCTGGTACTTTAGCTAATTTACCTGCTGGTTTTAAGGCTAGAGGTATTAGAATTAGAGATGAAGATTCGCCAATACAACCAGGTGAATTTAGAGACGTAGATGCTCCTGGTGGATCTTTGAGAGATTCTATTCAACCTCTACCATTTAAAGAGCCAAGCGGAACCTTACTTAATTTATTAGGATTATTGGTTCAGTCTGGTCAAAGGTTTGCATCTATTGCAGAAATAAATGTTGGAGAGGGTAATAGCCAGGCTCCGGTAGGAACAACTCTGGCTTTATTAGAACGATCAACTAAAGTTTTATCTGCTATTCATAAAAGATTACACTCAGCGCAGAAAAAAGAGTTTGACTTGCTTGCAACTATATTTGCAAAAAGTTTACCACCTGTTTATCCGTATGCGGTATCCGGCGGTAACATGCAAATTAAACAAGCAGACTTTGATGACAGGGTAGATGTTTTTCCAGTATCTAACCCAGATATATTCTCAACCAGCCAAAGAATTGTAATGGCTCAAGAGATGATGCAGTTAGTACAATCTAACCCGCAAATACATGGTCCTAACGGAACCTATGAAGCCTATCGCAGAATGTATGCTGCTTTAGGCGTCGATAATATTGACGCTTTACTCATACCACCACCTGATACGCAGCCAAAACCTGTAGAATCTGGTTTTGAAAATTCTACGTTAATGGCTGGTGGAATGGCTCAAGCATTCATGCAACAAAATCATGATGCCCATATAGCCACTCATATGAATCTACTGAATATGCAGCCGGTGCAGATGAATGCGCAAGTACAAGCTAATGTTCATGCTCATATAATGCAGCATTTACAAATGAAAGCTGATTCCATAGCGCAACAGCAGATGCCACCTGAAGCGCTGCAACAATACCAGCAGCTTCAACAACAGGCCCAGCAAATGTCGCCTGTAGAAGCAGCGCAAGTGATGCAACAAGCAAACGACTTGTTAGCTCAATTTAGTTCGCCAATTATGACCGAGCTAATGCAACAATTCTCTCAAGAAGTTGCAACTCCACCTCAAGAAGATCCTTTGGTAGCAATAAGAAAGCAAGAGCTAGCGTTAAAAGGTCAAGAGTTACAACAAGACAGAGAGCAGTTTGAAATAAAAGAGCAAATGCGAGCTGAAGAAAAAATGAGACAAGATCGTATTGATAGAGAGCGTATTGCAACTCAGTTAGATATTGCTAAAATGAAAGACGATTCGACTCAAGATAGACTTGAGCAACAAAAAGAATTAAAATTGATTGATATTGGTTTAAAACAAATCGGATAAACATATGATTAAAAGAACAGAAGCAAGTAAATTGAAAACTCCATCCGTTAGCAAAAAGCAACCTTACGCTAATAAAGGTAACGTTGATTTTAACGATATGAAAAACGTTAGCGCTAATACTGCTCCTAAACCAGGAATGGGCAAAGGTAAAGCAAGAGGAATGGGCGACGCTGAATTTGGCGGCAAGTTTTCAGGCATTTATTAAATGTCGATTCTTTGGATAGCTGAAAAATTTAAAAAAGCTATAAAAGAAAAAAAAGAGGACACCCAAACTCAAATATTGAATGGGTGCAAAAATTTTGATGATTATCAATATCTACGTGGGCGTTACAATTCTCTCGTTGACGTAGAAGAAGAATTTAGAGAATTGCTAGAGAGGATAGTAGAAAATGACGACGAAGAGCAAAGTAATAGTACCTAACCATATCGAGAAGGAAAGAAATACTAAGGAGAAAGTAACAAAAACTGAATCAGAAACTGATAAGGCTTTTGTAAGTCCTGAAGATAGGGTGCTAGATCCAACCTTAATGGATAAATCTTTAATAGAAAGAATGCCTCAACCAAGCGGTTGGCGTATACTTATTCTGCCGTATAAAGGTAGAGGGGTTACTAAAGGTGGTATTCATATAGCAAAGCAAACCGTTGATAGAGAAGCGTTAGCATCTGTTGTTGCTTACGTTGTAAAGATGGGACCGCTTTGCTATAAAGACAAAGAAAAGTTTGGCGATACGCCCTGGTGCCAAGAAAAACAATGGGTACTAATTGGTAGATATGCAGGAGCTAGGTTTAAGCTTGGCGACGATGCAGAATGCCGTATTATAAACGACGACGAAGTTATCGCGACTATACAAAATCCTGATGACATCGTTACGCTATAACGTGAGGAAATCATGCAAGAAGAAAAAGTAATGGCTGCTGAAGCCGAAGA